GTGAGCTCTTTAGTCGTGTCCTCTCAAGAGACGGGTTACTCCTTCTCGAACCGTGTGCACAATGTGTCAGTGTACTTAGGCAAGTTTTGTACTTGTTTTACAAGTACGAACTTCCTTATACAGATGAACAAGCACAACAAGTCATCTCAAAGTTCGAAAGAACCGAGGGTGACCTATCAGCAAGTGGAGAGCTGTCCATTCGACTCAAAAGTCTTATGTACAGCACTCCCACTCATGGCCGTAGACTCCGTAGCGATCATTATTGCTCGCTCACTCAGTCCACAGTCACACGGGAAGCGAAGATACTCTTATCGAATGTCTTCGCTTACTTCGACCCGACAGACATTAGACCTAGGCATGGTCCCGGTGCCGTTGCTACAAAGCAACGACTCTGGTCCAAGTTCCTTTGGTCGAATGTCTCAGATCGTATCACAACTCTGTATCCTTATGACGAATATTTTTGTTCGTCGCTCGGTGCAGTATGTGATAACTACGCAACTTTTTCAAAAGTTGCTGGTATGGATCTTCCGGCCAAGGTTATCCTAGTGCCGAAGGATTCGCGTGGCCCCCGTCTAATCTCTTGCGAACCCGTTGATTTTCAATGGATTCAGCAAGGGTTAGGTAGGGCTATTGTTGAGTTAGTGGAGTCTCACGAAACCACACGGTTCAACGTGAACTTCACAAGCCAAGACGCAAACCGATTCGGAGCCCTTTTGGGCTCTCAAAACGGAAAATACGCAACCTTAGACCTCAACGAGGCCTCAGATCGCGTAAGTCTTGACTTAGTGCACCTGCTCTTCCCGCCTCACATATGTGAGTACCTCGAAGCTTGCAGGAGTTTATCTACAGTGCTGCCAAACGGTAAGGTTTTAATGCTCAATAAGTTTGCACCAATGGGAAGCTGTTTATGCTTTCCGATATTGGCGCTTACTGTTTGGGCTATCCTTACTGCAGCAGCACCTGACACAGATACTCGTGAGAGTATCTTAGTGTATGGTGATGACGTCATCGTCCCCACGGCTTACGCCGTGAATGCGATGGAACAACTCGAATCGTTTGGGTTAAAGATTAACCGCGATAAGAGTTGCACCAGCGGACTCTTTAGAGAGTCTTGTGGCATGGATGCCTTCAAAGGCGTAAATGTCACCCCGGTTCGTTTACGAACCGTCTGGTCGTCAACACCCAGTCCCGACGTTTATACTAGTTGGATCGCTTATGCGAACTCCTTCTATGATAAACGGTACTATCACGTCTACGATGCAATCGTAGCGAGGTTAAGAGCCGTTTTCGGCCCAATCCCGGGCGACGACATGAATCTTTCATGTCCTAGCCTTCGCGAAGTACTACTCGACGATAGACCCAAGCGTCAGCGTATGAATAAGAGTTTGCAAAAACTCGAATTCAACGTTTTTGACGTTAAGTCTCCGTTGATCCATCACGAGATTGATGGTTGGTCGATGCTCCTTCGGTATTTTACTGAAGGTGTACCTTCCTCCCATCTGTCCGGCGACGAACAGCGTCGAGATGTAGCTAGAGAGTCATATGACCCTCTCCCTGCATTTAGTGTCGGCTCATACACGGATCGACGATCCAGCATGCTGGTTCGTAGATGGCGATGAACTGAATAGAAGTTTGTTACTTCTATACATGGACTAGGGG